TATTTTACTATCTTCTATTCCTTTTGGTTTTCTAACATAGCTTTTAGGTATGCTACTTACTCTTGTATAATCATTATCTAAACTTTGACCATCTTTTAAATCAGTTCCTTTTTTAAGTCTATATAATATCTCGTTCCATTTATGTCTGCAATAAACACCACCTTTAAATTTAAATAAATCATAAGGTCTGCCCTTGTGTCCTAATTGTTTGTTAATTCCATTTCTGCTAGCTGTATCTATATCTTCTATTCTATATACAAAACCACCTCTACTTAACCTCATCATATTTTCACAAAATGGTCTTGATTTATTTCCTGTCTTTTTTGCTTTTCTAGATCCCACTGCATATTTAAATCTTACTCTATAATAAGACTTATCTAAATAACTAAACTTATCTTCATTACTTTTAATCTCATTTACTGCAAAATCTTCTCTTTTTTGTATTAACCTATCTGCCCATTCTTCATAACTATCTCCTGTTCCTTGTTCTCTTTCATCTACTACTTCCCATTCATCTGTATTTATTTGTTCTCCCTCTAGGTTGTTTAATATTATATCAAATTGATCATCAGAAAGCTCAGTTAATTCTTCAACATTTTCTATCTCTCTAACTTTTTTTGCTGCCCAAGTTTGTCCTGCATCTCCACCCCATAATGCCCAAGCTATTCTACCTGCACTTGGAAAACCATCTTCTCCAGGCTCAAATCCTTCTGCTCCTTTACTACTTTTTTCGTGTCTTGAAAAAAAACTATGCATTCTTTTTATTGTATCTAAACTTAGATTATCTCCATTTGATATATTTCTAGCTCTAGCTACACCCACTTCAGTACCACCTCTACCATATTCTCTACGCCATTCTAAACCTTTTTTAGCTTCTGCTATCATTCCTTTAGTTGGTTTTGTATCAATATCATCTAAAGCTTTTAATTCTTTCTTTATAGGCTCTCCTGTGTCTATTCCCTCTTTCTCTTGTTCATCTTCATCTTTTTTAGCTATTGTTTCAATATCAATAAAATCAGCAGGTTTAAGCGATTTAAAGTACAAATCAAGGTTTATATCACAAATATCAAAAATAGCTTGTAAACCCCCTAAAAGTGTATTTTGGAAAGGTTTTATTACGGTATTGTTAAATAAACTATAACTATCTCTTAATTCATCAGCATTATTACCAAAGCCACTGCCATCTCCTTTTACTCCAAATAATAATGGACTAGTTACACGATGTCCTGTTAAAACTTTTCTAGTAGTTTCTGTAGATAAAAATTGGTAGCTATCAGAATTATCATTAGCATTTATAGGTACTATCTCAGGAGCTGTATCTTTTCCATCATTAAAGGTAATTAAGATCTTACCTGCATTACCACTACCACCAAATTTAGCGTTTATTTGTCTTTCTATAGTTCTTCTTTCTTCTCTTGTAGGTACACCATTAGCGAAGTTTACAGCCATACTAGGAAACATACCTGACTTTATATTAGATAAGTGAAATTGTGCTATTTCCATATCTAACTGAATATAAGAGGTAGAGCCTTGATAGTCAGGTAATGAATAATAATAACTTCCAGGAGAATAATCTTTGATACATAATACTTGACTAGCACTTGTTCTGTCCTTTTCATCAAACGCTTTATATGTTCTTGGTTTGTGCTTTCTAGTATTATTCCAATCTGCTGAATAGTAATATTCATTTACTTTACCATAAGCATCAGCTTTTCCACTTCTTATATATTGTGCAGGTATATGATACATTTCTACTATCTTAGTTCTAGGCTTGTTCCATATTGTGTTTACATAGCACATACCGAACAATTTTAAATCAAAAGCTAAGCACTTTAAAAGGTCTTTTTGTGAATGTCCTAATAAAGATGTAAGCTTTAGCCATTGTTCCTTATGTTCTTCGCTATCTTGTTTGTCAGTAGCATCTAATCCCTCTCCATAGATCATAGCTGAAACGCCTTTTATAATAGCATTATTAATACTACTACCATTATATAATTCAAGTAGATATTGAGGGTACATATTATCTGTACCAAATTGTATATAATCTTTATTAGCTGTTTCAGTAACTTCAGGTAAGTTAAATTCTGCTAAATGTATTACTGATATTTCTGTATTATTTTTCTTTTTTACCATGTTATAGTTCCATATTGATTATCCTCGTTATTTGAAGTAGGTTTACCTGACGAAAGTGGTAGTACAGCTTTTAAATCATTATTTGAGTATTCTGTAAAATAGCTTATAGGTACATCAGAATCTAAAGAACTAAAATTTTCATCTACTGTAACATTAAGTACAATACTTAATCCTTCTATTTTAGTAGAAGCGTTTACATTTAAACTAAGAGTATCTCTATAATATACATCTATATCAAAAGTTTCATTTATAGGGGGTAAAAATCCACCTGTTAACCTAAATGAAGTACTTGCCCCATCATAAGTATTAATATTTGAAGTTGTAGGATATAAAAGAGTAAGTCTTAAAGTCCAATATCTGTTGTTATTAGTGTATTCTGGACTACTATAATTTCCATTAGCTGTAGGATAAGCTACAGCTGATCTGATCCAATTAGTTTTTCTACCTCTTATATAAAAAATTAAATACTTTCCTGTTAAAGTACCTGGCTCTACAAGACTACTTATATTCTCATAAAAAAATATATTTTGACTTTCAGACATTCCTGTAGAATAATTTAAATTATATACTCCCATAATTAAACTTTTATAAATATTTTACTATAATACTCAGTATATAAATTTAATTTATCATTTTCATTAGTTATAGAGTTTAATTTTTCTTCAAACTCCTCTCTAATTTTTTCATCTATTTCTATACATTCTACTTTTGTAGCCATTAGTCAGTATATTCGTTATAGGGATTAGATTCTATTTTAACTTCTTTTTTTTTCTTTTTTGGTTTAGGAGTATCTTGTTCAAAATACTTCTCTTTTACTTCATCACTTAAATTATCTATTTGATGAGGTCTTAATTGACCATAAGCCAAATTCATATTTATTGGTTTATAGTCTTTATATTGATCTTTAACTTTCCAAGCCATAATATTTGTCTTTTATAAGTATATATAAATAGTTGTAATTCGTTTTCAAATGTAAGTTTTGTAAAAAAAACTTTATAAAATATAGTAGAATATAAAATATTTTTTATATATTTAAGTATTAACTAATATTAAAAGAGAAAATGAAAAAAGAAAACAAAATTGAACTAATGAAATTTATTTATAAAATAGATGTAATAGGCGTAAATAATTCAATGTTAAGAAAGGAATTTGACAAACATAACAAAAAACAATGGAGAGAATTTATAGAAAAACAAATTAAAATTTTAGAACTTTAATAATTATAAACAATAAAAAAAGG